AGAAGACGAGGATCTTAACGAGACAATGGAGATACTCCGAGACCTCGGTTTCGACGATCCCTCATCGGGGGCTCGAAAGATTCATCAGGCTATCTCATCGCCTGAGCGTGAATCCGTTCCGATGCTTAAGATCTCTCACCATCGAATTCGTCCGTTCCGTTACCAACGGAATGGTCAACTCATGGGGAGTGTACTCTCTTTCCCCCTCCTTTGTATAGCTAACCTGTACTGTTTCGTCAAATCACTTGGCGTCATGACTAGGTTCCTATCTGGAGCGATCACTCTGAATTCCCTTCCGGTTTTCGTCAATGGCGATGATATCTTTTTCATCTCCGATTCAGCCCACTATCAAAAGTGGCTAGAAACGATCCCGGTCGTGGGGTTCTCGCCATCGCAAGGAAAGAACTTCTTCCACCCCACCTTAGGCACAATGAACTCCGTTCCTATCTCCCTTGATCTTCGGGTTATACCCGAACTCCTCGGTTGGGAGCGAGTTTCGAAACGGATTCGCGTTTCCGAGCCCCCTTCATGGGCGGATATCGAAGAACTCTCGGGATTGCCGGACATCCCCGCTAGGCCGACTTCCAGTTTCCGCATTCTTGATTTCATGAATGTCGGACTCTTAACTGGTCAGTCCAAGCTTTCGGGTCGTGCTGCGCTTGCCGACATGCCACTCCGTGATTGGTATGCCCTCTCTGTTCCTACTGCCATGTCTCCCCCTTATGCCCATAAGCGATTCCTTCACTATCATCGTGATGCGATCGTCCGGCAAACAAGGTTTTTGGAGAAGGGTACTTTGAACATTTTTGCGCATCCTCTCCTCGGAGGCCTCGGCTTCCCTCGAGTAGATGGGGTTGATCCCAGTTATTCCCCAGACCAGAGAAGACTTGCCTACCTTCTTAAGGCAGCCCTTCTCCGACCTTTCACAGGTCTTGAGACCGATTCCCCCTGGAGTCGGGTTCTGGTCTTGGCGAATAAGCAAAAACTCTACCAAGGAGATTCCCTTGGTCGCGCTGCACGGATTGTTCACCTTGAACCTTATCCAGAAACCTCCCCTGCCCCACCGGGGTATGAAAGGTATGTAGATAATTCCGTCACGTTACCAACCTCCCTCTCTCGTCCCATGTTTCTTAGTCGGTCGAGTGTCGAGGCTTCAAGCCGTTTGGCTCCTTCGACACTTCGCCGCCTCGTAAACTCTGGAAAGGATTTGCTCGGTTTCCATCGACAACGACACCTCCTTCCCAAGGACGAAATGGAGGACTTCCCCTACTCTTGCTACATCCGTACAGACCCGTCAGCTCCGACTGATTTGGTCTCTCCGATCGACCTCATCTTCCCTGGACCTGAGCCTCTGGGATCTGAACCTGCACCGCTCG